CCGCGATCGGACGGCCGCGGCGAGTTCCGATTGCTTCTGCGCCAGTTGCTCTTGCAAGGGGACCGCGAGCAAGCCGAGTGCCTGACCCACCTCACGAATAAACTCCAGTATCTTTGGCAATTGCCGAACGAAGGCGTCTGTGAGATCAGCGACGTCCTCGGCCGCACCTACAAAGGCCTTCTTAAGCGTCACATCCAGGATCTGCGCTTGGATCCCAAATTGTGCATTGACCTTCTGGGTCTCATTGATCAACTCGGAACCATAGAGTAGGCCGAGTTTCTGGGCCTTATCAAAGGTCTCGGCCATCCCGGCCGATCCCTTTTCCAAGACGGGGATCAACGCACGTCCGGACTCTCCAAAGATGCGGTTAGCAAAAGCAGCCTTTTCGGCTGGGCCAGGGAGCTTCTGGAAAGCGTCGGCAAGGTCGTTCAAGACGTCCTCGATCTCGCGGCCCTTCACGTCGATGCCGAGTGCGTCGAAAGTCTTCTTCGATCGGATTAGACCCGCTTCAGCTTCACCAACCCTACGAACGAAAGAAGATAGGGCGGACTCGATCTGTTCGTTGGGTTGACCTTCAATCGTCAACGCGGCCTTCAACTTCTCGAATAGATCCACGTTAATCTGTGCACGCTGAGCTGCGTCGCCGATCGAGGCGATCGAGTCGGCTGCCTTGCGGGCCGCGATACCAATCCCAATGAGGCCGGCGGCCGCGACGGCGCCAAATAGCCCAGCCGGGCCGAGGGCCGCGCCGAGCCGGCCGATCGGCCCGGCCTGATAGGCGAGCACCTCGAGTTCGCGCCTGGCACCAGACGTCGCCTTGGTCATTACACCCAGGCCACGCGAGGCCGGGATCGTGCCCGCCTCGAGTTGCTTCAACGCTGCAGCCCCATCCTTCCCTAGCCCGGCAAGAGCGACCTTCAACTGGTCGATGCCCTGCGACGTAAGCCGGACTGTGAAGATGGTCTCAGGCATTGTTGCGGCTCGTTTCCACTGCTTCCATTATCCCGATCTCTGCCCCCTTCAGGAGGTATCCAGCTATGTCTGTACGAACCCCTTCAGCATTAACTAGGGCCAGACAAGCCGGCATATCGAGTGCGTATGGTCCAGCAAACCCCACCCGAAGTTGGTCACTCACGAGGTGAAAGATTGACCAGACGGCCCTCCCCTCTACGCTGCGGGGGAGTTTCGCATCTTCATAACACTGGTACTTTCCGCCAAAGCGGGCACAGGTCAATTCGTGCGGGACGTCGGGGCAGGCTGCACAGACGCTTCGGCCCCCGCGGCTTGCCCATTCCGCGAGAGCCCGGATCCGTTTCCCTCAGCGGCCAAGATGCTGAAGGGAAGCTGGAGTAGACCCATGAGCTGTTCAGCTACCATGGGATAGTTGCGGATGAAAGAGGACCAAGTCTCCGGAGATAAGGGAACAGGGTTCCCATTCTCGTCCTCCACCCCTTCCCATCTGATCGCGTGTTCCTCGACCAGCGCAGTCAGGAAGATCTCATGCGCCAGACCTGAGATCTTATCGCGATAGGTCAGTTCGCTCTCAGTAGCCTCGTCCTGCGCAACGGCTGCTTCAAGGGCAGACACAGCTGCTTCCGGAGCTCGTTCCCGGGCGAGCCGCTCCGCCCGGGCCTGCGCGGTATGCCACCCTGCGAGCGTGATCGGCCTGAACCAGATCGAGACGCCATAGAGGGGGCCGACTCGGCGCTCGGCGCCGATGTACTTCTGAAGGCGAAGCGCCATCCGTCACGCCCTCGGGTAAGAGGCCAGCTGATTTTTCAGCTGAACCTCCATCGGGTAGAGCGAGCTGCTGCTCGGCTTGCCCGCCCGGAAGTGGAAAGCCGACGTGATCGGGCCCATCGTTGTGATCGCCGGGCCCGCCTTCTGGAGCAAGCAGTCGTCCATCGTGAAGGTGACGCGATCGTCGGTCGAATTCCAGAACGTCGCCTTCAGCGAGACCAGCGTCTCGTCGTCCGCGAGCGCCCACCACGTTTCGTCCTGCAAGCGCAGCGTAATATCGCCCTCGACCTCCCAGATACCGGGGAGATAGTCGCCCGCCGTCGCCACGCCGTTCATCAGTTCCTGATCCAGCGTAACGCCAGACCGGCACGTGAAGTTGATCCCGACCACCGCCGCCGAGAGGTCCACGCCGTCCTTCTGAACGCGGCCCCTGAAACTGACCGGGACCGTGTCCGCGGCAAACGTGATCGGCGCGGTGTCGGCCTCGGTGTTATTGTTGGTTTGGTCAGTCGATATGCCGCTGATCGACATTCGCGCACGCTGCGAACCCTTCCGCGAGTCGACCCGGAACTCGGTCATCGCCGCGTCCTTGAGGCGGAAACCCTTGGAGATGTCGGGATGGTACTGCTGGATCGTCGCGAAATACGCCGTCGGCGCCGCCTTCGCCCGGAACGAATGCTGTTGGTGCGTGGTGTTGTCCACCGACGTCGGATCACCGAACATCGTCTTGAGCCAGTAGCCGAGGCTCGAAGACCCGATCGGAATGTCGGCCGTGAAGTTCGCCGCCTCGAGGCCCGTGATGAGATCGCCCGGGAGCGCGCCGCCGCCGTCCATAAGCTCGCTGACGTTGAGGTCGCGCGTCGCCTGCGGCGAGAAAGTGTAGAAAGGCATCTGAACGAATTTCGCCGTCTGCCCCATCGTCTCGGCCGTCCCGAAAGCCGACTGCTCTCGGAAGTAGAGAAGCGAGGATCGGCCGCGTGCAGTGGTAGCCATCAGATTGCCTCCAGAGGGTTGGTCCCGGTCATATAATAGATCGAGACAGTGATCGTTCCAGCTCGGATGTTCTCCCCATCGATGGGGATTTCAGCCCCATCTTCTATGCTGCCAACGTCGGCATAATCCACGACGCCTCCGAGAGTAACATCCGCTTCGACGGCTGCCCCCACCCTCTCGGCCAAGGTCTGGAATAAGTTACCACGTTCGGACCCCGCAGGGTTCTGCACCAAGATCTCGATAGGGATGTCGAGGCGCCACTCTTTCGTAAGCGTCGCACTCATAACCTCACCGGTGAGCGTGGGAAACCCAAGACCCATGGACAGTAAACCGTCATAGGGGATTAGCTGGGGTTTGGCCCCTTCCGCCACGAACTTGGCATCAGCTGGACGGGAGGCTTCTATAGCGTCCCAAAGAGCTTGCCAGGCTGCCTCCTGCCGGGTTGTCATTCCGGTTCCGAAGCCACCGCAGGGAGAGGCTCTTTGATTTCTTCGGCGGCGCCGTCCTGGATCGCTGCGGAAGCAATCCGCTGGTCGACCACGCCCGACCAACCTTCCCGGAACCGCTGGGAAAGCCCATTGAGAGACGGGGCAAACCAGAGTCGGTTGAAACGGATCTTTGGCATGAGACTACTCCGGGACTATGACATATCGCGCCACGAGTCTCCTCGCATCACGATACTCGGGGGGACCCATCACGAACTTTCTGACCCCTCCCACCAAGACCACATCCCGGTCTTCCAGGGTGGCATCGGCTACTCGAATATCAAGGAGGGATGTGGAGGATCGAGCTGTGGACGTACCATAGGGTATGTCCAAGTCCGGGGACATGACGACCCCGGTTACGATAGTTGCATCCCCGTCGGGCCGGAGAGTCACAGACTCTCCGAACTCGTCGAAGGCAGCGTCGATAGCCAGTTGTGGATCGAATGCCATAGCTCACCCCCGATCCACAACCAGTATCAGATCGAGGCCCCGTGAAGCCGGACCTTGCCCAGGGTCTCACCGGCGCCGGAACCGACCGCCTCCACCGCATGTCCCACGAACTTGTTCGTGCCCACCGTGGAGGTCAAGGCCTTCGCCGAGTCATCCCAGTAGATCGGAAGGCCGACGGTCCAGGCCTGCGAGCCCGCCTTGGTGATCTCCCACACCCCGGTCACGGCGACGCTTGCCTCGACGGTCGAAAGGGCATCCACGAGGGCGACGCCGAAGATCGAGCCGACGAGAAGTCCTTGTCCGGAGGTCCTGTCGTAGGGCATTGCGAGGGTGAGAACCTCCCCCTCCTGTACGAAGTTCGTGGCCATGTAGTCCTCCTAGAAGTTGATCAGGTAGAGCAGTCAGATCGGAGACTGCGATCCGTTAGGTCAGGACCGGCGGGGCCGCCGTTCCGGAATAGCCGGTCACGATCCAGCCGATCGTTGGGTCTACGAAGAGCAGGTTGAGCGTGTCCTTGACGTCGGCGAAGACGGCCGTCGCCCACCCCGTTTTGGTCGCCGGCGTCAGCGTCCCGTCGCCGCTATCGGCCACGAGGATGATCGTCAGTTCCTGTCCATTGTAGAGACCATCGGCGAGCGTGAGCGCCTCGACGCCGCCTGTCGTCTTGAGGGCGACGCGGGCCGTGACCGGGATGGCGAGAGTCCCTCCCGCTACGTTCACCGACGCCGCCAGGGCGGGA